ATAACATAAACCAACAGCATTTCCGCAAGCAGCACAAGTTTGTCCTGGAAGTAAAAGACCTCCTGATTGCTGTCTAACAAAATTTCCTGTTTGATAAAACTGATCTGCCGCTTTAACTTGTAAAGTTGAATCTGTATAAACAGCGTGAGCGGTTGTAAAACTAGTTGTGTCTAAATGAAAGGTAGAAACGCTACCTGAACAACATGCGATACTAGCAGTCGCTCCAAATCTTAAACTAGCTGTTGTTGGCTCTCTATAATCCCATATTAAATACAAATACCTGTTATTGGAAGGGTTGTTATAAGCAAATGATGCTTGAAACAAACCGGTTGAGGGATTTGATATAGGTGTTGCAACTGATGCTGCAGCGTCAATAGTAGCCCATTGTGTTGCGTTGTATTCTGTGTTTGAAACTAGATATTTAAATTTATTCACTCCAGTATCAAAAACAAAATCATCAAAGTCTTTTTTATTTGATTGTTCTGTCAAAGTAGAACCACTAACAGGGAATAAACCCACAGAAGACTGTCCATCCGTAGATATAAAACTACTTACCGGAGAAGTACCCGAACTGTTAAATGTTATAAGCTCGCTAGCAGTAGGGCTATTTAAAGAGTTTTTTTCCCACAAATACTGGTTATGTACAAATTTGCCATTATCAGCTGGGCTTGTAAGAGCCATCTGTACTACAGTAAGTAAGTTTGTTGCAGGGCAAGATGGTGTTATATCAAATGATGATGTGCCTGATGGAGTTATAGTCACTGTGGCTGTATTAGGATTAGCTAAATTTTTATCGAAATTTAATGTTCCATTACCGGTAATGGATTGGCTTATTACATTCGAACCATTCCAGTTTACATTTAAATTTACTGTACCTGTGCTGACATTGTAATTGAATGTTACGACTCCTTGTGCCGAAGTAAAATCTACTATAACAGTAGTGACAGTAGTAATATTTTGTTTTGCTATATTAACACCGCAATTAGTGTTAGGTATAACAATAGGCATGCTTAAATCACTAGATGCTAGTACATATTCATCCATGTACGGATCATATCCACCTAATTTAAATTTGTTAAAATTATTAATAAACATATCTCTAAAGAACGACCTCATACCAATATCCGATATAACGTTTAATTGTTCTTGTTGAGATGCGCCATTTAGCATAATAACAGCCGACCTCTTAGCGTCTGTAAAGAATTTATAAGCGCCATAAGAGGTAAAACTTTCAGCGTTTGAGCTGATAC